ATGCGTTGTACCTATCCCAATCACAAAGATTGGAAAAACTATGGCGGTAAAAACCCGCCCGTCATCGTCTGCGAACGGTGGTTAAAGTCGTTCGACCATTTCCTTACCGACATGGGCGAACGTCCCGTAGACGCCACCCTTGGTCGTTTCAAAGACTCGGGTAACTACGAACCCACAAACTGCAAGTGGATGACACTCGCTGAACAGCGTGCTAATCGCAAAGACCATAAGGCTTAGATTCCCCGCGCTTGCGATGCCTGCTGAGTACGCAGGTTCGCTGCGAGGGTCTGAAGGTCATTCGAGATGGAGTAGGCAAGAATTTCGTTCCGCTGCATTTCTGTCAGAGCACTTGCCTTGCTGAGCAGTGCAGCCATGCCGCGCTGACGATAGATCGCCGCGCTTCCAGCGTCATCGGAGAAGCGATACATCTCGGACAAGAAGAGCGAGTTGAAGACATCAATAAACGAGTACGGAATGCCGCACTCCGTCAACCAGTCCTGCGATGTAGCAGTGAAGAAAACAGGAGCTTGCTGATAGATGAACGTCGCTGTGTATGCCTGATCCGGTGAGTTCAGAAAGCGGAATGTCACGCCTTCTCCGGGAGGACTTCCAACTTCGCCCTGATACTGCACGGCAACAAACTCCGGACGGCTCTGTTGATTGGTCAGACCAAGCGGCTTGTTGTTGTAGACAGCTTCGATTTCATTTTGATAGCTCGTTCCGCCAAGCGTGTAAGTGAGACCAACCTTCTCTAAGAATCCAAAATTGGCGATCTGCACGGAGTAATCCTGCGTACCTTGAGTCAACGTTGCGGTAGTGGTCGCACGATTCCACGGCCATGTGAACGGCGGATTGAGAATCAGTGAGACGATGGTGTTCGCGGTCGTCATCGCGGGCTCGTTCCCGGTGTAGACCGTAGGAGTCAAATTGCCGATGAAAGCCTGCGAATAGGTGATCGAATTGGAAAGTAAGTAAGCCATTAGCTGATCGGATAGCCATAGGGCCAAGCTGGTCCTAACCAGCCGACTCGCGGGCTCCCTGCTCCCATGATTTGGTTCTCAACAACGAATCGGTCCTCGTCGCGCTCACGATCCCCCTTCTGCTTTGCAGCATTGAGTGACAATGATTCGATGGACTGACTCCAGCGGGTCCATTCACGCTCGAAGCGAGCGTTTACCTTGGCTTCATCCGAATACTGCAAGAGCTGTGCTTTGAAACCAGCCCGGAAAGTCGGCTCGAAGTCATCGGTGAGCGGAAAGAGAGTTTGGCTGAGACTTGTAAATCTCGGAGGCTTCACTTGACCCACAAGATTGAATTGCCACACCGCGCCAGTCTGCGAGGGAATAGGCTTGAGGCGAATGCCGTAGCCATACGGATCGACAACAGTCCATACGACCGAGCCGTCGTTTACCGTTGTGCCGGGTGCAGCGTTGACCGCTGCTGACGGTGCTGATCCGCCCGTGGTTCCATAGGTTGTAACCACGAGGTAGTTGCCGTTCGTATCCTGAATCTGTGTGATCGGGTTGGCTGGCTGTGATTGCCCCTGTCCAAGCGGGGTGGTGATCGTCTGATTCGCTTGCGGGTTGTTGCCCCAAGTTGAATTGCCTGTCTGAGTCGCTCCCCATGTGCCGTAGTAAAGCTGGTTGTTCGGCAAGGCTGAAGCGACGAACTGTGGGAACGCAAAGAAGCTGTTGCTCAGGATCGTTGCGGTCGAGCGAGACAGCCTGCGTCCTACCTCTACGTAAGACCAAGGCTTGGGGGTGGAACTGTTATTGATCTGAATCGCGATGCCTTCGGTCAACCATGCAAGATTGGTGACGCTCCCCCCGTTGGGGAGAATGAGCGAGTAATCCTGTTGCCATGAGTTGCTGTAGAAGAGAGGCAGATTGAACTGTGACCATTTGAACGGGAAGGTCGTTGCCATCATTGCTTCCATCACGTCGTTGGCAATGGTCAGTGCCTTGTTGGACGCAAATCCGCCATACGTCAGGATCGGCTTCAAGCCGGGATCGATGACGACGTTATCCACAACCATTTGTAATGTGACGGTGCTTTGCGAACTTGCCATTTAATCTCCCGATGGTTGCTGGGTCACGGTTACCGTGATAAAACCAGTGCTGGGTTTGTTGCCCATGTTGGTGTACTTCTGTACGGTTTTCTTCGCCTGTTTCCAGCCAATGCTTGTTGGGTTGTTCAGCTTGACGCCGTCGCGAACAATGAACTCATCGGTGTCACCGGGGAACCAACGGAAACCGCACTTATTGCAGCGAATACGCATGGTGTTATCCGCGAAGGTATGCAGGGACATGTGGGTAACTTCCTTGAAGGGTGATTCACCGTTCTTGTGGTTACCCTGTAAGTGGTCGCAGTTCGCGTAAATGCGGTCCTGATTCGACAACTGCGCCATTTCGGACGCCTTACGCCGTTGAAGGAGCATCGCGTACTTCTGCTTCTCTTCTTCGCGCTTCTGAGCCGCTTCAGCTTTTTCTTGGAGAAGCAGTTCGGCCAGAATGTCGTTCGCGGACTGCTGTGGGACAGGGGTCTGTCCCTGTGTTTTAGCCATTGTTTTTATTGCTCCTATTCATGGGTTTGCTAGCTTTCTATTTCGAGCATTCCAAAGAGTTCGCCGATACCTTGCGGTGTGGGGGGCGATGGGCGGCGTCCCAAATATCTTGTGCGCCTTTTCTTCCGTCCAGATGTCGTACTCAATAAGCTTGGCGACGGCGTTGCGCCAGCCGATGTACTTTTCGCCGTTCAGAAGCTCATGCTCATCCTCACGACCGACGCTCCACTCGTACATTGCCGGATACTGGACAGTTGTGATGAACTTGGGTTTGGCTCCTTCTGTGGTGGGTGCCATGACCCAGAGACCTGCTGTGCCATTGTGGAAAGGGCTATCTACGCACCAACTCTTGGGAAGTCCATTCTCACGAAGCTTGTCCATGAACTTGTCGAGCGACATCAATCCCGTCATGCGGGGTTTCTCGTCGGTCAGGATGTCCTGATCGGGGAGTTTGTAGCTACTGACAAGCTTGTTGGAGTTTTCTTTGGTGCGTCGATACTCTTCCTTGGCGAAGTCCTTGTAATCCTCGGGATGAATGAACCAGTCGGGTGTGCCGTGCTTTAGGATTTCTTTGATTGCGGCTTCAGTGCGGGCATTTGCTATGCCCTTTTTGCCCGTAGAGATGTGGGACGTGTCGTCGGTAAGTTCTTTGTTGATCTTGTCCCGCGTGTTCTTGACAGCCATATCGTTTAATACTCATTAATGGCTTTGGTAGCTTCATAAGCCGCCCGACGCTTGGCGGACCACGGCTGTCCTTTACCCTTCTTTCCAGTGGAAATCGCAGCGGCGTGCGCTGCTGATAATTTCCTTCCTGTGCGTTGCTTGCTCATTAGCTGCTTGGTTGCTATCGAACGTGTCTCTCCGACACGGGCTATGTTCCGGGCTACGAGTGAGGCGGAATGCTTCTTACCTGCGTCACTCATTTTCTGAAGGGTTGCATCCGAGAATTTCCTGCCTTTATTGCCGCGTCCATTGGTATTTCCTTTAACCCGGCCCAGAACCGCCTTCACCGCCGCGACAGATGTTGTAGCCAACGTTTCCGTCACGAGCACGCATGAGAGTGATCAATTCACGTTCCCAATAACAGATTTGCTCATTCGTCGTGAGAGTGGACATCAGCGGATGAATGGAGAAATGCTCAGGGCCATACTTGCGGATAGCAGCGAAGAGATGGGAACGAAGAGAAGGACGACGGAAAGCTTCCCAAATCTTATCCTTGAGATACTTGCGAAGATTGGTGGTGATTGTCTTACCGATGTAGTATCTGCCGTTCACATCGTTGACGATCATGTAGACGAACATGAAAAAACCTCCGGTGGGTTGCACCGGAGGTTTAATACTGTGAAATCTCGATTTACCGAGACTATTGGATAGCTGGGATCGTGTCCAAGTAGCGAACACGCTGCGTGCCAGAGGTTACCCCGCCGTTGGCCGGCAGAACCACCGTCTGGTGGAAGCGATACCACCACCAGCTTCCAATCGTTGCGGTCGGATCGTAAACGCTCGAAGGAGCATCGTTGACCACGCCGCATTGAATCGTGCGCCAGTCACCATCGCCAAGATCGGTGTCGCCCGGTACTTCGAGCCAGATACCGATGTGGCTGTAGTAGCCTTCCACGTAGGTGCGGAACCCAATGAGTCCCTGCGAATATGCGTTGGCGGTCTGCGTGACGAAGGTCGTCGGATAGACTTCAAGTCCAGTACCCGGACCAATGTCCAGCGGCTTCATCTGATCGAACGCGCCGACCTCTTCAAACTTCTTGTTGCCCGACTCCGTGTACTTCCAGAAGTCAGCAATAGAGTTGTTGACTGTGGTTGAGTTGGTCAGGTCGTTGATTACGTTCGGCGACATCTGAGCGCAATACTTGCCGTTCTTGCAGGGCATCACGTTGATCTGCGTGAGGCTGTTCTTCAAGGTACGGAGCAGCGCCAGAGTCATCGTGTAGCTGCCCGCAATCGGCAACAGGCTGTTCTGATTCACCAGTGAGTCAAGGCTCGACGCACCGTCCAGCGTTTCGCTGTACAGTTGCGAGATGGTCTGACCCGCCTGATATGAACCTTCGATAGCTGAGTTGCCAACGAGTTCGTCGATGGAGGATGCGACGGACATCGCGGAGAAGTTGCCGAAGTTGTTCCATTCGCCAACCTGAGCCGGAGTTGTGATCTGCCCGACGTACTCGGGATTGCCTACGACGCCGTCTGCCGCTTGACCGAGGGACGCAGAAAGTTCTTGATACATGAACATGCTGCGGTTGATACCGCTGTTAAGCTTCTGAATACGCCGTTGCGCGGGTGCGACAAAGGCGTTCGTCTGTCCTTTGAGGTTAGGGATCAATTCAGAGTCGAACTGAATTGCCTGAGAGGTGAGCGTATTGCCCACGTTTGTTACTGCTGGATTACCTGCCATACAATGTTTCCTTTTTTACAGGGTGTTAGCCTCTTGCAAGAGCAGCGTCCATCTCAGCCTTAAGCTTGGGATCGTTCATGCGCCGTTTGAATTCCGCTTTATTAGTCTTAAGCAGGTTGATGACATCTTTTTTCGTCATCTTCCCATCAGCGGCTCTGCCAGTTGGCCGTACTCCTGTTGTGGTTCCGGGTTGCATTCCGAAACTTGTCCGTCTGGGTTGCTCTGACGGTGGAGCAGTTTGTTCATGCTCATTGTTGACTTCATTGTTGGCATTGTTCTGAGTTGACAATTTGGGGTCCTTTGCGAGGTCGTTGCCGATTGCCGCAAAAGCTATTTCCAGATTGTCAACCGTGAACTCCAAATTGTTATCGGTCAAAAACTGCTTCATTGCGACGGAGTTCGCTTCGCAAGGATAAAAATCGTGCAGATGATTCCGCATGAAGGTCAGGGCGATTGACTTACCGCGCGCCTCTGCTTCTGCTTTTTCTGCTCTAATAACACGTTCTTCTAGTTCATTTATTCCCGTTAGCTTGCGGATTGCGTCCTTGGCCGTTGCGGGTTGCGTGGCTTGCTGAACCAGTGTCCGCTCCTCTTCGGGGGTCAATTGCTTGGGTTTTGGAGCTTCAACAATGGGCGTGGCCTTACGAGCCTTTAGGTCATTAAAAGCCTTGTTCTGGCGAGCCAAAGCCTGAACAGCGGCGATATGCGCCTGTTTCTGCTTCTCAAACATTTCCTCGGGCGTGTCTGCTACAAGGTGGGTGACATTTCCGATGGGAGTCCCGTCTGCGTCCGTGGCCTGATACTCTACGACATACTTACCGATTGTTGCTGTACTCATTGTTTGTCCTTTTACGCTTGCTTGATGTAGCCCGCCTTGACAGCGGCGTCGATGATCTTTTCTTCTGCTGGACTTGCTTCGTCCTCGTCATCCCCAGATGCGGTCTGAACATGCCAATTGACCTCTTGCATGAGTTCATCGCAAAAATCATTCTTGGCGAAGGCGTCAGACTGGAGCTTGTCCATAAGCTGTGCCCGATTCGGGTCGTCGGGCTTGATGTCCAGCATTCTGACGGTCGCATTCTTGACGCGGCGTTCCATCAGACGTACAAGCACCTTCCAGCCATCGTGATAGGTGAGAGCTAGGAGCGCCTGCTTTTCAATTGGTGTGAGGTCACTCGGGGGAAACTTCTTCATGGTGTTCTAATACTCACTCTTACCCTTCAACATCACTGCCGAAGCCCTCATTACCCGGCTCTCCAGTGATTTCTTCGGACTGTGTCGCATGTTCCAACGTCTGACGAAGAACCTGATTTGCGGCACGCCCGATTTGCTTCTGATCCTCAAGCGTCTGCTCGTGCTGGAACTGAGCTTCTTGCTGTTGCTGTGCGGCCTGGGCCCGTTGTGCGGCGACGGCTGCCGGGGAGTTCGCATCGTGCTTCTGCTTCTGTTGCTGAGTCATTGCGGTATAGAACTCTTGCGAGTATTTGAAGCCTGCAAGATCGCAGAACGTTTTGAACCAGCCTTGAAAGTTGAAGTTCAATCCCTGATCGGCGGCTGCCTGTGCCAAGGTTGGATTGTTGACGATCTGAAGCAGGAAAGGCATAAACTGGGCCATTTCCTTCTTCGGACCCAGATGAGCACCGGCGAGGACTTCATATTCCATCTTGGCGTTGCGGAACTCTACATGGTCAATATCCAAATCCTTTGCTGTGGTCTCGCCGAGGACTTTACGCAATGTTGACGAAGGCATGAATTGGTTGTTCATGTCGTCCATTTCGTAAAGGAACGGGACGAATACCTGACGCACGAAACGCCCCATAGGACCATCCAGCCGTGAGGCGGACGCCTGACCTATGAGTGCGGCACCAGTGCCAGAGCGCATTCCAGTGGACTTGTTGCCCATCGAACCCGCTCCCAGCACTGTCTGCTGGTTGGCACCCGAAGTTTCTTCTGCTTGAGCCTTTGCGGACTGAATGAAAGTCCACGCGGCGGCCGGGGGCGTCGGCATCTCAAGAAACTTGAACGCCTTGTCAACGTCATCATCGACATCAATGATTCCACCCTGACGCCAAATGATCTGCTGCGTCGGCGCATTGAAACCCTTTTTGCGGACTGCTTGCGGGTGAAGTCCATACGCAAGCAAATCGACCGACAGGTTCTTTGTTCCCTGTTCAAGGATTTGCTCAGCACCGATCAGTTGACCCAACCCCTGACCATAGAAACAATCCGGAAGGTCGCGCCAGTTGGCGCTAAAGTAAGTGAGCTTGCCCGCTGGATTCTCACTGTTACGAATCAGAATGTAGTCGCTGCCATGAACCAGAGCCGCGATGATGCTGTGCTGATCCATGCGTTCAATAAGAAGCAACGGAGTCTCAAGGGGATCTGATGTGGTGCGCTGATTGCGGGGAACCGCGTGCTGCAACCACCCACGCATACCTTCAGGCATGGTCATGGTGAGGTTGTCGCCTTGCGGGATTGAGTGATCGCGTTCAAAGAACTCGCGGAGCTTTTCTTCCGATGGGATGTCGTAGTCAGGCATCTCACGCAGGGCATCTAAATCGTGATAGGTCGGATATTCGGTATGAATCGCGTACTTGGCTTCGCGAACGTCCCCGACTCGGCAGCCCGGATCGACACGCACGGTGCGAATGTCAACTTGCTTGAGCCACGGGTGATACTTCTTTTCCTCTTCGTACTCCCAAACAATCTCGTCTGATTCTTCGGTGTGGATCGAAGAGGTATAGCCCGTGGAACTGGTGATCTTTTGCGGTTTGGCTTTGGCCTTGTAGACTTTCTTTTTTTCGGTTCTCTCGGTCCATCCGTACTTGAAAATGCAGGTGCCCAAGTGAGCCATCTGCATAAAGCCACGCTCACACTGCTCTTCCAGCTTCATTTCTTCCATCTGATAGGCAAGCAAGGCGGTTTTGGCGCGGACAATATCTTGAGTAGTGCCGGGACGCGGGCGAAGCAGGAACGGAGGGTCTTCGTAAAACAGTGACTCCGTCATCTTCGGGACAATGGCACTGACGGCGTTGCTCAGCGTGAAAGAGGGAATATTGGAGCGGGTTGCCCCAACGAGCATGTTGGCGTTCTGCGGGGATTGGAGCAGGGTGTCACTGAGGACCCAGTTATCCGCCCACATGTTGATAACCATCACCGCATCGCAGCGGTCGAGGTCATCACAGAGCAGTTTCAGAGCCTGCTCATCGGGGTATAGATGCCCCCCGGTAGGGGTCATCTTGGCGTCTTCCGCCTGAATTTCTTGGGGGATAAGGGATAATTCTTCAGCCATTGTTAGTTACGCCAGACCGACATTCCGTTCCCGCCGAAGTAGGAATCAAGCGGATTGGAAGGATTTAGCGTTTCCTCACTAATGGGCTGCGTAGGTGGAATCCTGTTACTGAAGACGTGGGCATAGTGAGCTTGGGTCCTGCATTTCTCTTCTTGCGCCCTTTTTATGTCGTTGTAGGTAGTCCCGACGACACTACCCGGATCGGACATAAAAAGTTGAAGGAGGGAGATAGCATCCGGAATATCGTCATGTCGGCGGCTCTTTTTGGACCCTGTGTACTTGCTAAACTGTTTCATCAGTTCATCGGTCCACCAGCCATTGACAAAGGCAAGGCGGTCATCGGCAAGCAGGATTTCCAAGCCGCTGATGCGGTGTTTCTTGGCATCCGCACCCGGTATAGGCTTCATGTAAAAGACAGGAACCACGGCTCCCATTTGTGACGCAACTTTGCTGACTTCTGCTTTGAATAGCTCTGAAGCAACGAAGTCTTCGATCAGAACGACCTTGGGGTTCCATTTCATAGAGAGCTTCACGATTTCTTTCGCAAGCTCGGAGTGCTTCCACTTGCCATAAACGACATCGACGACGAAAAGCCGTTGCCTGTCATCAATCTTTCCCACGGAGCCGCAGGAGAAGTCGCCGCCCTTGCTACCAGCGGACGTATCGAATGTGATGTAGTAGAAACCGTCTCCGGTGTTGGGAACGCAATCAGACGGAAGGTGAGCACGGCGTAGATCAGCTTCCATGAACTCGACAAGCTCTTCGCCTTCTGAAGGCTCGTTCATCTGCTGGTTCATAAAAGACTTCTCGTTACGCATGAGCTTGCCGCGAAGCTTTTTGAAAGAGAGCTTCTCAGGGAAGTACAGATCGACCATGTGCTCCTGTAATTCTTTGATGGGAACGTGCTGGAACTCAGGCTTGACCGTCCATGCCTGACGACGCAGGAACTTAAGCGGTTCCTCGTCCATAATCGCGATGCGCTGACCCCAGAGGTCATCAACGAAATAGCGAGTTCCAATCTGGTCGATGAAGCCCCACTCATCCACGAGGTTGAGGGCGTTGTCCCACTTCATCTTGAGTTTTTCGCGAGTGCCTTCGGTGTTGG